CATACCGAGATAAGGCTTCACTGTTGAAAACGCCTTAATCAAGCGCTGAGGGTCTTTTCTGATCTGATTTACACCAACAAACCCGAACACAAATGTATCATCTGAAATTGTCGGGAAAACTTCACGCCTCGCAATTATTCTTTCTTCCTGAGAATAAGGACGAAAAACTTCTTTCATAAATAGAGGAGGTCTAAAATATCGTACTTTTGGACATGAATTTGATCCTTTCAACATTTCATATCCATATTTAGAATAAACTAATGGAACATCAACCATATTGATCAATTTCACCCAATCTGGTCTCAGATGAATAAGATCATAAGGAAACAACCAAATCCATTTAAAATTCTTTTGGGATTTAAGTGATTTTATATTGGACATTATTTCAGAATAACGCCAAATATCCAATCCAACCATGATCAAAAAATCAAGGTTTTCTGAATTGGAAATAAGTTTCAGGAGTTTTCTGTTTCCCCACATATCATTTGTGAGGTAATCTTCAGAGGGAATTATTTGGAAGGGAACTTTTTGGAAGGGGTCGTTCGTTTTTGCTTTTTCTGATCCAGAAACAAAACACGTAATATTGTACTCATTTATACCCATTTGATCTAAAATGGAAGACATCATAAGACTGTTTCCAGTAAATCCAAATGGATTTTCTCCAACAAACAAAATATTTTTCATTTCTGAATTCCTTTAAAGGATTGTTGAAAATAAAACTATCGTGTATCGTCTTGCAACACCACCACATCTACCTTATCAAATCTTCTATGAAATACAGCTTCTACACGATAATATTCACCTGAAGTTGGTTGATATCGGTCAAGTTCTTGTATTCCAAAAGAAGTAGGTATATAAAGTTCATGTTTTATTTCAGGAATAGCTCCTAATGGTGCTTCAGGAAGGTCTGAATTGCCATATATACCTTCAGTCTGAAGAGCAAAAGCATCTGTTCTGATAACTTCCCAAACTGGAGTCTTTCTCATGGTCGTTCTATTCCATGATCCTTCTCCAGACAAACGTAAAATTTCACCACTCACATTACATTTATACAGAACAATATCATTTTTAATGATCTCATCCTCAAATAAAACTGGAGTAGAGTTCATAATCAAATATTTATTGTTTGTAGTGGTAAATCGAACTACATCACCTGAATTGGATAGAGTGTCATACGAGGTTTCTGCTTCGAGGAAAAATTCACGGATGAATGGTTTTGTGGCTTGGCTATTAGCTTTGTAAAGAATATGTTCGCCTGAAATAATGGAATAAGAAGTTTCATTGGTTTTAAAAATGTCAATGGAAACCCCTATTTCAGAAATCGCTTCTTTTAGATCAGGCCCGATAGACATTAGTTACTCATCATTGGAGGATTTAACTGAATTACTTTCAAAATAAGTTGTATCATGTCCAACTTCATCATAGGAAAAACCAGCGTCGATCTTGGTTCCGAAAAGTAGATAGGAATCAACAGTCATAAACTCTTCAGGGTGTGTTTCTTGAACCTTCTCGAATTCGGAATCCATTTTATTAACCAGCATAAAATAATGATCGAATCGCTGGTTTAGACTTATCCCCTCATATTTAAACTTATGAGCAGACTCGGAAAGAAGATAAAAGAAAAGATGTCGTTTTGCTCTGTTCTTCTGCCAAAGGATTTTAAAATCATCAGTTACAGGAAAAGACCATCCTGTATCTCTGACAGCATCATCACAAGCATTTGAATAATCTTCTGAAGTAAGGTATGTATTCAATTTCCTTACTTCAGAAGGAAGCAAAAGCAACATCTCATCTCTGGTCATTTTTTTGCCCGCTTCTTTACTGGTTTTTTTACTTCAACAGGTGGTTGTTTATCGAACAAATCAATTTCTTCCATCATAACATATTCAACTTTGGAAGAACCGGAATCAATTTCTGTTTTGATGTCGTCAGGAAAAGGAGGGAACAAAACTGTCCCCTCCATATATACAGTTGATCCTGCTTTCAAAGATTTAAGAATTTTACAATATTCGGACATCCGATTGCTCCTTTTGGTTTACGCTACATCAAGGATGTACACAGCATCTCTTTGATAAAGAACAGGCAAACCTTTATCCTGCACCCGAATATAAACTCCTTCCGGGTCCCAAACTTCATGCTGATCAGCTTTCATACCATACTGACGATTGAGACCAAACGGCGCTCTCATGTATTCGGCAATCGGACGATTTTCAACTGTGGAAGCCATCATGACAAACTGATCATCCTTGATAAAACCTTTTCGAGTGAAAACATAATCTTCACCAGCTTTGAAGGATGCAGTCGGAGCAGAAGCTACAGTGATAGTGTTGGTTTCAGTTGCGACAGCAGAAATAGTTTCATCCTCATAAGTACCGGCTGAAACATCCACAAATCGCAGAGTATCTCCAACTTCAAAATCAGAAATATCTTCCACAACAATAGCTGTAGTAGAAGTACCTGTTACAGCACTTGTGAGCCAAGATCGTACTTCATATTTCTCATCATAAATCACCAGATTGTCTATATCCAGCAAACTGGACAGAACTTTCGGGTTCACACCAATGAGAGAATTTTTGTTTCCTGAAAAAAGATCACCAGTTCCAAAAGCAGATTTCTGAAGCAGAGCCAGCAACGAAGAATCACGTGCAATATACTTCAGAACAGTGGAATTACAAATTGCCATATTCACATAACCACCGCAATCATCGGAGATTTTCTTTTTTCCATCAATAATATCACCGATAATGTCTTTGGTAGAACCGGCAGGCCATCTGTAGTTGGTGGCCAGAGCTACTTTATGATCAGCAGCAATACTATAATCCACAGAGATTTTGGTTCCAGTAGCTACAGCATATGACATCGAACCGGCAAACAGCATTTTGGAAAACATCCATTCTTTACGCCGCATGGAACGATAAGTCAGACTCGCCATTTCACGAGCCAAACGCTGTTTGGAAGCAAGATATTCATTTTCCGTACCCTCTTTGCGAAGATTGTTCAAAAACTCTTCGTCAAAGTACATCTTCTCTTTCCAATAAGCCGCTTCAGCCTCATGCTTTGCAAGGCCGATAGGAGCAGTTTGGGGAGCCGGTGAACCGGGCGGTACGAACGGGGCCATCCCTCTTTGACCTTCCTGGCTCTCCCATTTAATGGAAGAAGAAGGTGAATCCATTGAAGGAAACATATTCATCAAAATCAGATTCGGAGGAGTTGTAAACTTCGTAATGAACTTTTGGAGAACATCAATCCTCAGTTCAGGGATATCACTTTGTCCTCTTGGCATTTTAATTCACCACCTTTCCTTTTACTTAATGTAGGTATAAATTCCAAGCTGAGTTGCTGACAAATCAGTTCGAGCATTCGCATCCAGATTAAGCAAGGAACCTGTGTAAAGAACACAATTTCCAAGAATCATGGTTGCCAAAGCGCCATTGGCATTTACACCTGTTCCAGTATCAACTGTTTTTTCCAAAATACCAACACAAGCATTGAATCCTTCAACTGTAAGATGTGCAAATCGAGCAGTTGTAAAGGATGTTCCACCTACATTAGCTGTAGTCGTGATCTTCGCCATGTGTGAATAAGTTGTACGATCAATAGCCGTGATTGCTCCAAGATTCTCCGCAGTAGTGGTATCATCACTGATAAACACATCATCACCAACTGCAAACTTGTAACTATCCTCAATTGTAACGTACAGCAAATTGGTAGCCGCCCCTGAACTCTGAACAAGATAAGCACGTCCCGGAGCATTTTCAGCACCGGTAATCGTGGCATCCGGATCATACGGAATAAATCGTCCAAGTCGTGTAGCCGCCGCAGAATTGTTTTTTGCCAAAGCCATACCAGCTTCAAGTTTTCCATAACCAGCCTGAAGCGTGATAGGAACTTTCAATGCAGCCTGTTCATCTGAATAATACAGACGTTTGTAATCAGGCCCTTGCGCCCCATAAATAATTCCAGGAGAATCCATTTTATGCCACCACCTTTCGTTATTTCACTCCACACATTTTGAAAAGTTCATCAGCCATATCATCCACTTCTTTAGACAGGTTATCAGAACCATCAGCTTCCTTTTTCGTAAATCCAGTTCCTTGAATCGGTTGAGCAATATTCAAGGATTCCCAATCAGCAATCTCAGCATCCACTGCTTTTGACATTTCAGTTTCATCAAAAACACCGTCTTTAACAAAGTCGGTATAAGAAACATTTTTCCTGACTTTATTAAAAAGACGTTCCGGAATAGTGCTTGTGGACAGTTTTGTAGTCCAAATAGACTCAGCTTTCATGCCCATTTCACGTTCTGCTCTCTGAGCATCTTTCTTTTCCAGTTCAAGGATTTTCTTTTCACTGTCAGAAAGTTTTGAAGTCAGATCGGTAATAGTGGCTGAAAACTTTACTTCTTCCTGAGAGAATTCTGCCTTTGCTTTTGCAACAGCAGCATCCTCAATCTGTTTCAACAGATCAGGATGTTCTTTACTGAATGTGTTTATATCCATAACTTTTGACACCTCCTTTTGAACAAAAACTTCATCATAAATAACATCAACTTCCTCTTTTGAAAAAACGGAAGCACTTGTCTTATTGTCCCATCCAAAAACACAGACAGAACCCTCTCGATATTCCCACTCTCGCCAAATGGAAGCAGGGCCTTTCAACTGGATTCCATTTACAGTTGAAAAACTTCCTTCTTCAATTCTTTCGACTTTTGTGGGTTTTCCTGAAAGACTGGATTGAAACGGAAATCCATCTTTTGCCAAATTTCTGAATTCATTACTGGCTTCTGTATCCACAAAAACAACATTGGATGGATCAAGTCGCAACTTGCCATCCATTACAATTGGTTTTCCGGAAAAACCAATTTTTCTACTGGTATTATGATCCTCAAGAATAGGATATTTTCCTGTAGGAATCTTCATTCCTTCAAGATCAATCGCCAGATCATCCCAATACCAATGATTTTTTATGATTCCACCAGAATAGACTGTCATATTCATCCTTGTCTGGTCAGAATCATTTTCATCCTTAAACGTGTCAAGAGAAGCAAAACATTCATTATCTTGAAATGTCAATGCTCCTTTTGGAATTTTTGCGTCTTTTTTCATAAAATTATCCTTTTTATCGGTAAAATCAGTTTCCTCATCCTTTATAGAAAAATTTTAGACCTGTCAACTATTTTTTTGGAATCGGTTTTTTAACTGATTTATTATCACCGACAAGAGGTTTCTTTTCTTCCTTACCTACAAGAGGTTTCTTTTTCGCACCGACTGAAATCTCATTTTCCTGATTTGCTTCATCCATTGCCGCAGCATCGGCTTCAATAATCAATTCCGGGTAATATTCATCTTCAGTGGCCTTTCTGAGACGCATACGACCATAACCGCCAATACCCATACGTTTGGCAAGTTCAGCATTAGGAAGGCCAAGAGAAGCATTTATATTACCATGCTTGACACCAAGCAAAGCTCTTGCTCGTGCTTCCATATCAATTGTTTCGGAAATTGGAAAAGAAATGTCGATGAGTCTTTCTGGACGCCGTTTTACATCCTTGAAGACAGGCTCCTGCTTATCATCAAAGGAAACAGCTTCTTTTTTGGAAAAGAATTCAGGAAAATCACTGATTTTATTGCGAAGGAAGAAGATATTTGCCCAAAAATCAAATCTCAAAAATCTTTCAAAATAAGCCACTTCATCAGAAACACGGTCTGACATAGGGCCTCTGGATGCTTTTACAGAAGCAAAAGTTCCGTTAGCTGAACCAGTCATTACATCAGACGGTTCATTCATACCGGATGCAACCATTTCTAAAATATCCGTATCAGAACCGGAAATATTGGATAATTGAGGATTTTTTACTTCAGCTTTAACTCCCGGAGGAAGGATCAATGTCCCCCCCGGTGTCTTTTTTGCCATTATTCCAGTTTTTTTACGATCAGTTTCAGACAAAGATGTCCAAAGTTTAAATGCTCGTGGGTCTTCAAATGTGAATATCCACAAATAACTTCCAGATGATTTTTTATGATCTATTTCAAATTTTTTAAGGTTTTCGTAGTGGTTTAGC